AATATTTTGTTTCATCTATACCATGAGGAACATATTGTACACGCCCCGGTTTTGGGTGATCTCTAAGTACATTTTCAACTAAATTTTTAGTTTGTTTAGAAATACAAAGTAACATATCATCTGAACGGTAAAATTCTCTATTCCACATTGGATAAGGTAAGTCATCCCAAATAGTATAAAAAATTAATGGACATTGTTGTCTGATTTCATTTTCCATATTATATAACCATACCCAATAACGTGGATCTGTAAAATGTACTATTGCATCTGGTTTTTCTTGATTTATAACTGCTCTTAAAATATTTTGGTCACCATAACCATCAGTTGCTATAACTTTAACACTTGAATCAGTTAAACCTGTTATTTGATTAACTTCAGGTGATATATCCATCCCTTTACCAGCTTCTGGATGTTTAACTGCACCCCCTATATTAACCCAATTATAATGGTGAGCAGAATTTAATATAATTTCTCTTGCCATCCCACCTACACCTGAATGTGTACGGATATCATCGGAAAGCATTAGTATTGTTTTTCGTTGGTCCCTAGGGATATAACCTTCTTTCATATAACCTTTTTTTTAATTTTATAAACTACCGCTTACTGTTAAGTCGGTATGATTGTGTAATTTTTTTCTAAAATCTTCGTCTGTTAAATATAAGTGTACTGCTCTATTTGCTAACTTTTGAAGATTAAATTTATATCTAATAGATGAAACTTTAAAATCTTCAAATAAATGGTCTACAATTTTTACACTTGTAAGTTTTAAACTACCTTTTGCCATATTTGTATATTTTTATATTCGAATATACATATATAATAATATTAAAAACCTAAAAATCTCCTGCTCTCTTTGTATGTTTTATTGCTTCTTGTATTCTTGGATGTTTTAGTTTTTTTTCTAAATTTTTTATTATTTCTTCTTGTGTTTTAATTTCCGAGTGTATTTCTTCTTGTTTTTGTGGGGGCTCGGTGTTTTCATCGCTTCCAACCACTCCCTCGTTGTTAATTCCACTTCCTTTAGTTTGTTGTTCTCCTTTTTCATCTTCATCTGTATATAAAGAAGGTTTATAAACCTCATAATCTTTAGGGTCTCTTGCAACTCCTTTTACATGTGCAAAAGCCATGTTAGCTGCTACAACCATTGCGATAGCTAGTGGGTCAAAAACAAAAATAATTAACATCATGAACCAGTTAACTATTGTTTCCATTGGTTGACCTGTTAATGTAGACATGTATTTAAGTGGGCCTAATTCACGCGCAGATTCGTTGCCTATTTGCGCATCTAACACGCGTATATCCAATACCGATATTGAGTCAGTGACTGCGTTTAAGTTAACTTTTGCTTCGCTTAACTGCGATTCTAATAACTTACGTTGACGAGATGATGTTGTAGTTACTAATTGACCTGATTCTTTATCCACATATTGTATTTGAGTAGGATTGGCTAAAGCTGTAGTTAGTTCTTTAACTGTAATTTTAAGATCATCTCTAGCTTCTATAAATCTAGTTCGTTTAGAATCTATGATTGCTACTTGTCTGTCTAAAAATTCTGATTGTGTGGCTGTTTCTTGATAAGCCCCAGATAAAAAACCATAAATACCACCTGATGTAATTACCATTAATATAAAGGTAGCTACCATAAAATACGTTCTAAGTACTTTATTTATTGTGTCCCAATATTGATATAAAAGAGAAGCTACAACTAATTTAGCTGCTTCTAAAGCACCCGCCATTATAATTACTTCAGTACTAGCACCAGCAAATAAATGTGCTAATCCAAATACTGAATAAAAAGCAGCTGACGCTGACACGGATAGCGCTGAAAGCGCTATCATAAATGGAAATATACGTTCTTTCATTTTATCTACATGTTTGACACCATTTAGACTTACATTTATCTGTTTCTGCTAGAATTGTGTCTATTTTGTCCGTGTCATACATATGAGTTCCATCAATGAATACGTCCTCTATGAATGCTCTCATGTTTTTTACCATTCTATTTTGTGATACTTTACCACTTGATGGTTCAAACTTTTGGATTCTTGATTTCATTATTGGGTATTTTGGATTATCTGGAATTTTACGTTTAACAATAAAATATTTAACATCAATATCATCTACAGGAACATTGTATTGTTCTGCGAAATATTTCTTATACATCACCATTTGTGATGTTTTTATTTTATTGTCTTTATCATATTTAGTCCAACCACGAGTTGATGTTTTAATATCATATATTAATACTTTATGTGTGGTTTCATTAAACATAACTAAATCCAATTTACCCATTAATTTTACATTTGGATAATTTTCATGTGGCGCAATTAATATAGGCATTTCAATACCTAATAACTTCCACCCATGTTTTTGAAAATGTTCTTGTCTGTGGCGTAGGAAAAAATCAATAATATTTAAACCATCATTTGTAAATTCAATTAGTTCTTTTTGTGTAGCAAAATGTTCACCTTTTTTATCTACATCTGCCTTATACAAAGCTAAAAAACCATTTTGAAAATGAGTGTGTGCGTCAAATTCATCTGCTGCTTGTTGATTTTGGTTGTACATTAACTCCATATATTCTTGGAGTGTCTCATGCATTGCTGTACCAAATGACAAGTGAATTGATGGTGGTTGTTTAATTTTATCAATATACATTTGTTTCCATCTATGTGGGCATTCCATCCAAGCTGAAAGTTGTGTATAACTGATGTTTTTTTCTACTGTCCAATCCATTTCTGGAACCACAGTAGTATTGATGTTTTCTATTATATTATTCATATCGTCAATATACGAAACCTATTTGGCTTCTCCAAGTTTTTATTTAAATTTCTTCTGTTTAACTATTTGGGCAATAATCCCATAAACAGATAAATCTTGGAATGTATCGTCGATTGCTTCTCCTACTGTGTCTGGTTCACCCAACACAACTAGGTTTTTTAAACGTTGAATTTTATCATTTAATCTAAACCATAAACCAGTTAATGCTAATTTAACATCACCATCAGTTTCTAAGTTAGTACCTACATTTATGTTGCCAGTACCATAATTGCGATGTTTTTTACAGAATAAGATATACTGTTCCATCATAATTTTTTTATATTCGGCAGTCATTTCAGGATAATTAGTTTCACACCATTCTACTGCTTTATTATCTTCGTCTGTAAATTTAAAATCAGTCATTTAATTGTTGTTGTTTATTAAAAAAGCTAGAATCATTATAATATTCTCTTAATGTGTCTAATCTGTCTCTAGCGTCTGTTAATTTAGTTAGTGCTTTGCTTGCTTCTTCTAGAAAGTGTTCTGATGTATGTTCTCCAATTGCTGTGCCTTTAAAAAAGCACATGTCCATTGTAAGTAAAGCTTCATTAATATTTGCTTCACACTCACTTTTTAAAGCTCTATATAGCCTTTCTTTGTGTGTCATTTTTATAATTTTTAGTGATTGATTTAATTGTTTTTTTATCTAATATTTGCAGATAATCGTATGCTTCTCTAGTACTAACTTTAAAGTGCATAGCCAAATATTCTGCTTTTTCTTTATCTTTTTTACTTTTGGCTCCTTTAATCCATTTGTAAAAACGAAATTTGTTAGGAAGTAAATTAAAGTAAATGTTAAATACCTCTTTAGGTGATATAACTTGATTTAAACCCGTAAAGTTTTGAACCATATTAACTATTCCTAGATAGTTAGGATTCATACTTAAACCTTTATTTATAATAAAAACGTTAAATGATTTTTTTTCTTCATCGTTAAAATCATCCCAAGTACGTTTTTTAGTATGTAGGTTTTTAATGTGATCAAATGGGTTCATTACTCCTTAGGTAAAAAACCTTCATTGATATACCCACATTTAGCACAACAAAATACTTGAATTGGTATCATAGCTTCTTGTCCTGTTGGGGATAATAATGCTGATAGTTTACGCATTTGATATACTTGTGTAAATGTATCATTCTCACATTTTTCACAAACTTCAGCTGTTGTTTGGCTAAAATCTATGTTCATTTGTGGTTGTTGTGGGTTATTCATCATCTTGTTGTTTTTTATGTCTTCTTATTGCTTCGTCTTTTTCGATTCTTCTTTTTAAAGATTTTTTAGTGTAATTTTTACGCTCTCTAAGTTCTTTAAGGACTTGTGTATCTCTAAATTTCTTTTTAAATTGTTTTAAGGCTTTGTTTATATTTCCTTTTACTACTGGTATGTTTAGCATAAATCTATTAGTTTATTTAACATTGCTGCTATACAAATTTCTTTTTCTAGCACAAATGTATATTCATATTGGTATTTAGCAATAATAAGTATTGCTTCACCTTCTTTATCACCAAATAACGTTGATGATTTGTCATAAATATACTTAAATAAATCATCAAATTCTCTTGAACCTGAATCTGCTAATATTTGTCTGATTTCTGACAATTTAGCTTTTCTAATTAATGCGTCAACTACTAAACCACCTAATTGTGTGTTTTTAAGTGAATCGTTGTCAATTTTAATTTGA